TTTATCTATATTCATTTTTTTTAAACTCCTTAAAGTCTTTTATTATTATTATGCATCACATACCCCGAAGGGTATGTACACATATTTCTATTATTTTTATCCACCAACTTCAGAGAAATCAACACCTGTTGGAGTTGCAATGAAATTTAGAGTAATGAAGTTGATTGCTCTTGCAGGTTTGATATAAAGGTCAGCAACGAATTCGTTTCTGTCAATCACACTACCTGGATTATTACTTTCGTCACATACAACCTTGAAGTCGTAAATGCCTCGTCTTGCTTGAACATCTCGCAAGAAAGGAACTACCATATTTCTGAATTGTGAACGAGTAAACTCGTCATTAAACTCGAATAGTGAGAATTTAGCGGCTGTTGCGATTGCTTTTTCAAGAACAATAAACAATCTACGAACATTTATTCGGTCGAATGCACTTGGTTTTGATTGCAATGTCTTGTCACCGTAAAGAACCACACCTTCACCTGGGAATGCGACCACTGGGTTGATTTGGTCTACATAAAGGTCATCTCTGTGTGCCTTCTTAGGATTGAATGCAAGTTTAACTACACCCTTGATTTGTCCACGACTGAATCCAGCGGGACTCCACCATGCATCTTGTTCTACTTCTGACCTTGCGATTAGTCCACCGATGTCACCGTTTAGTGGGACATATCGATAGACATCATTGTATCGGTCATATTGATACTTAAAACCACTGTCAAGAACTGCATATGAACTGGACTTGTTTAGTGTTTGGTTTCTAAAATTACGAATATTTTCAAGTGCCTGTGATGCAGTCTTATTCTTTACAAGATTTGCCGCTGCGGCACCAGTTGAACCCGATGTCGGTGAAAGGAGTGCAATGCAATCTTTTCGTCTATCACAAAGGTCGATGAGCAATCGTTGAATTGTTGCACTTGCCTCACCAGAAAGTAGTAGAGATACATCTACACTTTCTGCATCTTCAAACTCTGCCCATCCTTTTGTATAGATGTCACCATCTGATGGGTATGCATCTAATCCACCTGCTAATGATGTGGATATTGATGCAGTAAAATGTTGACCAGCGACATTGCCATCACCAGTAATGTTTGCGAATGTATTATTTGCTTTAGTTGTAGTTGTAATACCGGCTAAATCATAGTCTGCCCAAATATATCGTGATTCCTGATTGATAACATCTTTATAGAAATTACCAGAACCATCATATTTGATTGCATCTGTTGCTTTTGAAACATTTTCAAATCTTTCAAGAATAGTACCTTTTGTGCCAGAAAATTCTCCGTCTTCGTCTATGACAAGAATATTCATTGCATCATTTGTGCCACCTGCACTTGCGACATCTTCTGTTGTCGTAGGGACTGTAAGGAATGCTGACTTAGAATTTTGTCGTATAATGCCGAAACTTGTTCCTGCTGGAACACTGTCACGGAACGGTGAAGTGATTATAATATCCGCAGATACGCCTGTTACATCATTTTCTAATGTTACAACAACTCGTCCACCGCCACCAGAACCAAAGAATTGTATTTGGTCACCTGCACTGGCTCCGAGTGTTGTATAATTGGTATCGCCACCACTGTTGCCGTTGGTAATGGAGAATGATAAATCACCGACTGCAATTGCAGTCAGTTTTGTCGATTGCAAACCATCGGCACCAGTCACCAATCCACCTGTTGCGCCTTTGCTTCCATCATCGTCAAAAACATGCACGGCAAGACTATTTCCAAGTACTCCTGGATATTTTGCAAGGAATGTATTATCACCACCTGCATCTTGTACCGTACCGTACCAATGTTCGTCATTTTTTACTAACGCCACTGTGCCGTCACCGGCATTCACTGCTGTGGATGTATCCACTACACGAACAACTTGGAGATTATTTGAATATCCTAGAAAATTTGCACATGTGAAAAATGAATTTGCGTATGTGTTGTCAGGTTTCCAAAATGTATTTACGAGGTCATCCTCTGATACGACATTTGTTCGTACTTCGCATGGACCCCATTTAAATGGTCCTGCGAATGCGGCTTGCGTTGTTGCAACCGCAGGAACAATTGTTGTGAGGTCAATCTCTTTTACATTTACACCCGGGCTTACTTGAAATCCCATTATATTTCTCCTTAATGATTAGGTCTGTTTATTTTTTAAAATCAATTACAAATTTGATTGTTTATTGCTGTGGTTTTGTCTGAATTATTTATATAAACCCATAGTTTGACTCGTTATCATCATCGGCAGAGAACCATGCCTGACCTTCGCTATCAACCTCAAAACCTTCGTCTTTGCCGTCATCTATTATTCCAAATGGTGTCATGTCCTGTTCCAGTTGTCCTAATTGGTCTTCATATAAACTCTTTCGTATATCGACATCTCTCAACTCTTTAAAATACGGCTGAGTCGTCACCCATGCAAACAATACCAATGTCATCACTAAATCGTCATGATGTCCGGCATCTGCTTCAAATGATTGTCGTTTTGCAATAAATGTAGTCAATTCAGTTATTGTGTCGAAATCTTCTATTAATAGTTTATCTTCTTCTATTAAACTTTTTAAATTAGAACATCCAAGTTTCTTTACCGCAGATGTTGTTCTCATTCCGACTTGAGAACCACCCCTGCCAAATCCACCGTCCAGGCATTGACCTTTTCTTCCTCTAATTGTGGTACTCATTAGGTTATCATATTCCATATCGGCATGTAGGATATCGGCAACCTGTCCACCAATATCATTAATTTCTACCATGACATAGGCATTGTTATATTGTTTGGCAACTGCGACTATTGGAGTAGGAAACACCATAGGGGAAATTTGATTATTTTTATATGTTGCGACCAATTTATATGGCACTTCTGTAACATCTATTACAGTAAAGGCATGGAAATCTTTACCCTGCCCTCTTGACACATCCACGCCTATAAAATATACATGGTCTTTTTCTGGTTCATTGTATATTTTCAATCCTTCATCATTTTTATACATTGGTGTTCTTTGTGCCAAACATTTCAATTTATAGGAAGAAATCAGAGTGGCACTCGAGCCAATGAAATCGCAGTCGAATTCGCCGGCGAACTGTTCTTCGGATGTGTTTGCGATGGTTTGTTTTTTCCATTCGGCATCTCGTCCGGGAACTTGACTCCAATGTACTTCAATTGGCACATATTCATTTCTTCCTTCAAGAGCATCCGTCCAGAATCGGTAAAACATATTCATTCCTTTTGGAGTAGACACAATAAGAACTTTTGTTGTTTGTCCTGAAGATATTGTTGGATAAACTGAACTAAAGAATTCTTCTGCAACACCCTCTGGAACATAGGCAAATTCATCAAGGAAAATCATATTGAACGAACCACCACGAACTGCACTCGATGAAGTTGCGGAGGCAAGAATCTTTGAGCCATTCTCTAATTCAATAGAACCTTTGTTCCATTCTACAATTCCCTGTTGCATCCAGTTAGGAAGATATTCATACGCTAATTTCAATCTATAGAGCAATTCCCTTGCTGTTGCAAGTTTGTTCGCAAGAATGGCAACATTTACATCCTGATTGAACAGAACATAATGTAACAGATAGGAAATCATTGTTGTAGATTTACCTGTCTGTCGGGGGAACTTTGCAATGACAAAACGATTGTTATGAACTTTATCAATCATATCCTCTTGAAAATCCCACATTTCAAAGGGGACAAGTCCTTCGTCAAGAGAAACAATCTTAATATATTTCTTAATAAAATAAACAGGGTCTTTGGAACATTTAAGATATTCCTTTACCTGTTCCTCTGTAAAATCTACATGGACACCAGCCGCTTTTAGATTGGAATTTCCTAGATATTTTTCACTATTTTTTCTACTGGTCATTTTCTACTACTTCGGCATCAATGACATCATGTGTAATTCTTCTCGAAGAACTTCTTGATTGATTTACCAAATCTTGCAATTCCTTTGTCGAACCAACATAAATGGCATTGGTCGTATTTGAAATGTTATTATTAATAGTTTCTTGTATTTTTATATCTTTTAATTTCTTATGAAGGTCTATTAAATCTTTATTTGCTTCTGCGACAGTTTTAATCATTTGTGCCGCTACTTCATATGCCCGTGGTTGGTCGCCTTCTTGTGCGACCTCAAGAATACCATCGATGGCATCATTACCTTTACTAATAATATCTTTTAAGTTTTTACGAACACAAATATAATCCTTGTCTATATCTTCCTTCTTTTCGACAGGAACTATGTTTGTTTCTTCTTTGGGTTTATCTAATTCTTTAGATTCATCATCATACTCTAAGTTTAGAGCGTCACAAATTTTATCATCTACTGATTTCTTTTTGGTTTTCTTTTTTGCCATTATATTTCCTCATTATAAAATTATACCGTATTACCATGTCTGTCAACTCCTGGTCCACCTGTCACACCTGCTGTATATCCACGAACATATAAATCATGTACAAAGTCGGTAGTGTATCCACCAATACCTACACCTGCTCCAGTTGGTCCTGCATTTGGTCCAGTTGCAGAAACATCAACCCTAGAGAATGCACCTGTCGCGCCTGTTGAGCCATGAATCCCATAGTCTGGGTCAAGTTTATCAAAGTTAAAGAGCGTTGCCTGTGCGGTTCTAATAATGCTTTGGTCTTTAATTGGACCATATACATACGATTTTGCTGTAAACGATAATGTGAATGTGATATTTCGTCTTGCATCGAAGTCACCTTCATATTCTTCTTGTGAATCAACAGAAGTAAGAATAATAGGAACATCAACCTTTGTTGCAATGTCTGTCAAGTTTAAAGTAATATTAAATTCAGGAGTAAAATATGGAACAATCTGTTCTAGTATTTGCAACCCGTCTTCCATATTTCTTACCATTATGTAAAGATTAAATTCAAAATTATATGGAACTTCTGCAAATGTTCTTTGGACATTATAATTATCGCCACTTTTCTGTGCGAATCTTTTTTGTAGTGTGTTTCGTTTTCTGGCATTGTCATATGTTATAGATGTCATATCAAATCCGAGCCTAGGAAGGGACACCTGTGTTTTTATGTCATCATCGATTGAACTTGCCATAGATGCTCTTATTAAAAACTTTTCTTTCGGACCATAGGACAACGGTAGTCTAATTTCTTCTTTGGTTGTTCCGTCTGGATTCTTTCTCAAAATACGAACATCATTAAACAACGAACCAAAAGAAATTACAAGGTTACGAATAGAACTGTGATAAAATGGACTACCAAACATTAACTATATTTTCCTTCACTGAATGGGTCAGTATCGGTAAAGTCAAATATACTTTCCGTATCCACCTCAAACTCTATCCATGCATTGTCACCTGCATCACCAGATGCTCCTTGAGGTACAATAATAGTAGTCGTAGTAGTTGTCGTAATATCATAATCTGTCGTAGAAGTAGAACCTATAACATTACTTGCTGTATCGAATGTGCCACTAATTCCTGATATTTCTAACGTCAGTGTATCCGAATTCCATCCTGTAACAGCAGCGATTGCAGTTGCGGTTGCAAGGTCTGTTCCTTGATATACTGTTTCGCCGATATGATAATCTGTTGCGACACTATTAAGTGTTCCAAGTGCAAGTGAAATGGCAAATTGTTTCTTGTTATCTTCCAAT